CAAAGAAGCCATTAAAACGATTGAAAGGAATAGTTGAAATGGACATTGTTAAAAGTAACGAAGAACGTTATTGGGAACAGATTGGGTTTGAAAAGGGCGTTTATTCTGAACGGGTGCGCCTGATTGCTTACCTGGTTGAGCAGGGCATTATTCGAATGGATGCTTTTGGTTTTTGGGTGCGTGACACGATGGGTGATCAGGTGACTGAGTTGCCTGACCTTGAACCTGATGTGTTGCCTAAGCGTGCTGATGAGCGTGTTTCAATTCATCGCAACGAACTTGGGGCGATGCTGGTGCGCAATAACAAAGCTAACGATGAGCGTGTTCGTGATCGTTTGTTGGAGTTGCGTGGCCTGTCAGAAGCTGGTTCGCGTGTGTCTATCGCAATTAGTGAGTGGGTGAAGGAAATTGGCTGAACCGATTGATGTTGATTTTGTGATTGACCTGTTGCGCAACGATGACCTAGTTTGGTCGGCTGATTTTGATGCAATTCGTTTGCCGTTGGCGGATGTGTTGCTTTCGATGGTTGTGGCGTTGAACGCTGCGAGTGAAATGGTTGCTGTTATTGGGTCGGAATACCCTAATGGCTGACACGGATTACACGGCAGGTTTTCGTGCTGGTCAGGCAACTGAGCAAGAACGCATTATCAAACTAATAAACGATACCGCTGGCGAAATATGCGGTAATTCAGTTCACATAATCAACGGCACTTGCCTATGTGATCTTATCGTTCGCATCAAAGGAGAAAACAAGTAATGAGCTTGCTTAGTGACCTGCAACCACCAGCGAAAGTGTGGCCCTGCAAAGTTAGAACAGTTATTGATTCCCTAGAAAAAACGGATGGCGAAATTCTGTCTGCCGCTGTAATGAATCCTGACTGGAAATATCAAAGCCTTGAAACAGCTTTGGCTGGCAAGGGCATAAACTTGGGTGGGGCGATCATTAAACGCCACCGATTGAAAGGCTGTTCGTGCTGGAAAACTTGAAACCTGCCCCCCGAATTGAACAATCACCGCTTGGCCCTGTCGCGGTGGAGTTTGACGGCACAGAAGGCACAGCCACCACAAACGGGCTGGCTGATGGTGTTGATTTCTTAGACTTTCTGGAAGAAGCAGGTTATTCGGCTGACAAGTATGAAGTTGTTGGCAATCCACGCACTAGCCGTTGGCAAAGGTATGACGGCGAGTGGCTGACCAGTTACCGGTTTCATTTCCGCCTGAAAACTTTGGTTGCGGATTTGCCAGCGTTGTTTGCTGCCGCAAAGAAACCTGTAAAGAAATCAGCAAAAACTGCACAGGTTGCTTCTGATAAGGCTTTGATTGTGTGCTGGTCGGATTTGCAAATTGGCAAGGTTGATCATCGTGGCGGTGTTGAAGCTTTGTTGAGCAGGGTTGAAGATGTGAAGGCGCAGTTGCTGGCGCAAGTGAAGCGTGAGAAACCTGGTCGGGTTGTTGTGTTTGATGTGGGTGACTTGATTGAGAATTTCAGTAACGCCGCTAATTTGCAACAGCTTCGAACGAATGACCTTTCGATTATGCAACAGTTGGATTTGGCGGCAACGATTCTTTGGGAGTTGCTGAAAGACTTGGCAGCCATTGTGCCAGACATAACCTATGCTTCGGTTGGTTCGAATCATTGCCAATGGCGTGTGCAGAAACAGGTTGTTGGAACACCCACAGATGATTGGGGCGTTTTCATTGGTCGGCAGTTGGCTAGGCTTGCCGCCGAAAAAGAATTACCGGTGCGTTTCTTTGAGCCAGCAACACACGATGAAGCTTTGACTATTGATGTGTTGGGTCACAGGATTGGTTTGATGCACGGTCATCAGGTTTCACGCCCTGATGGTATTCCTGATTTTTGGCGTAAGTCAAGCTTTGGTAACAGCCCGTTGAGTAGCGCAACGATTCTTGTTAGCGGTCATTTCCACCATCTTCGAGTTCAAGAGTTGGGATCGGACAGCAAGGGTCGGTCACGTTTCTGGGTTCAGGCAGCCACCCTTGATAACGGGTCGGGTTGGTATATGCGTTCTAGTGGTGAAGATTCACAACCTGGTTTGGTTACTTTCGTTGTTGAGCAGGGTAAGGCGTTCACAGGTTCGGTGTCGAAGCTTGTGGTTGAATAGTTTTGTTTTAGCAAGAACCTTTTGGCTGGTGGGTGCAATCCTTCTAAATAGTTGGCTTGGCCCGACACTCACCAGTTCGGGTGCGAAAGGGTTTGATTGTTGTGAAAGCCTGTAAGGGAACGCAACAAGACGTGGGTTCGATTCCCACCGCATCCACAAACCAAACAGATAGGAAAACGATGGTTGAGTTATGCGAATTCGCCGCAGTAAAAACAGAAAACGCGGTTGTGTATCACGCCAGCAATTTGGATGTGTTGCCTTTGATGGCTGATAACAGCGTTGATGCCATTGTTACTGATCCCCCTTATGAGTTGGGGTTTATGGGTAAGTCTTGGGATTCCACCGGTATTGCTTACAGCGTTGAGTTGTGGCGTGAGTGTTTGCGTGTGTTGAAACCTGGTGGGCACTTACTCGCGTTTAGTGGGTCGCGCACTTATCACCGCCAAGTTGTGGCTATTGAAGATGCAGGGTTTGAAATCAGGGATATGGTCAGTTGGATTAGCAACAAGACTTTCCCTAAGTCGTTGGACATTGCGAAAGCGATTGATAAAAATGATGCAAATGACTTGCGAATAAAAAGAAATTTGATTTTTACAAATTGGATGCGTGAAACAGATCTAACAGCACAAAAGGCAACAAAAATCCTGATTGAGAAACAATTGATTGGCAAGAATGGAACAAGTGCTAATCACTATTTTGCAGAATCGGCATCAGGTCAACCAAGAATAGCAACCAAAGAATTATTTGATGCTTTGCGACCTTATTTGCCAACCGTGCCTAACTACATTGAGCAGATGGTGGCAGAACGAAGCATTGAAAGTGAAAACTTTAAAAATCGTGAAGTGATTAGTCAGCGAGATGTGCCAGTTGGTCACGCATTTGCTGGCGAAATATATGGTGGGGATAGTTCAAATAAAACCATTAATGAAACTGCCCCTGCTACTGATGAAGCTAAACAATGGCAGGGTTGGGGAACAGCTTTGAAACCTACTGTTGAACCTATTGTGTTGGCGCGTAAGCCTGTGGTTGGTTCGGTTGCTGACAATGTGTTGCGTTGGGGTGTTGGTGGGTTGAACATTGATGCCAGCAGGATTGGCACAGAAGAACGAATTAACCAGCCAGCAGGTAACAAAGTTCAGGATGTTGGCGTTTATAAGTTTTCGGTTTCTGAATCGGATGCGTTTAATGGTGCGGAAGCATCAAGTGTTCAGGGGCGTTGGCCCGCGAATGTTGTGTTTGATGAAGCGTGTGCTGAACTGCTAGATGGACAGGAAGAAGATTCATCGCGGTTTTTTTATGTTGCGCGTGCGAGTAAGGCTGATCGTAATGAAGGGTTGGAACAACTCCCAGCAACCAAAGTTGGTTCATTCAATGGCAACGCCATCCAACCTGACGGCAACAAGATTGGTGCAAACCCTGACCAACCTAACCAGCCAGCACAAAACTTTCATCCCACAGTCAAACCAACTGACCTAATGCGTTACCTAATCAAACTGGTCACTCCTGCTGGCGGTGTAGTTCTTGACCCGTTCACAGGATCAGGAAGCACAGGCAAAGCAGCGTTACTTGACGGCTACCGGTTCATTGGTATTGAAATGACTGCCGACTACCTGCCCATTATTGAAGGCCGTTTGCTTTGGGCAGAAGCCGAAGCTCAACGGGTAGCGCAAGCCGCCGCAGAAGAAGAAAGCATTAGGTTGTTCTAAATGCCAACTTACGCTTATGAATGTGACACCTGTAAAGAATCGGTCACCATTGTTCGAAGCATTACTGAACCTGAAAAGAAACCTTTGTGTGTTCAATGCGGTAAGGCTATGACACGCGACTACAAAGTTACGGGCTTAGTGTTCAAAGGTAACGGGTGGGGATCACAGGCACGATGAGATTCCCTAAGCCTTGTTTGAAGTGTGGAAGAATCGGCGCACCTGGTTACGCCTACTGCCCCCCACACGAAGCTGAACGAATGAAAATTATTAATGACAGGAAGAACCAGCGCACCCTGTATAGGTCACCCACCTACCGGCGCGCACGCCAGCACATAAAGGACACAGCAACACATTGCCACTTGTGCAAGGAAGCTTTTACTGATCGCAAGGACATAACAGCAGACCACCTGCTACCTGGTAACCCTGACAGTCCACTACTCCCAGCGCACCGAACCTGCAACAGCAAACGCGGCAACAAACCAATCACCTAACCAACACACACCACACCACCTGCCCCCCGTATTTATGGGGGGTGGGTTTTTTTCTTAAAAACATTTTTTGAGCGCCATACCCAAAAACAGGGCAAACTGAATCATCAGAAAGGTGCTTCTTCGTCAGGCAGGGTTGGTGTGCTGGTGCGCGGCCCGAAAGACTTTTCAACAATGATGGTTGAAGCTGAAACGT